TGCTGGATCGCGCAGAAGAGTTACGACAGAACGGCAATGCTGATTTTGGTGACTCAAAGTTGGTGGGCGTAATAGACGCTGCACTAATAAGCGAATGGCTTAAAGAAGCGGGTATTGGTTGGGATGACCCAGCTATGGATGATGTAGTTAAGCGTAAGATGTTATCTGGCGACTTTGACAAGTTGCGAGTCTATAAAGGATCGTATTGATCTAGTTCAGCACATAGAAGGGTATTAATGCGATGGAAGCTGCACGTTTTGATAGGTTGGAAGCAAAGATAGATAAGTTAGCTGATGCGATGATAAAGCTAACCGAGCATTCTATAAAACTGGAGAATTTGGTCGATCACAACGTGGTTCAGGATAACCGCCTTAATCGCCATAGTGAAGCTATTGATCAACATGCTATTAAGTTAGCAATGACTGCTAAAACAAGCAACTCAAACGAGTGGTTTGTTCGCATTCTTATCGCAGCTTTAGTATCGAGTGTAGCGTTTATGTTACGGAGCTAGTATGGATCTAGAAAGCCTTAAACAGTTTGCAACTGAGCGCCAGGGTCAGATCATTGACGCTGTTATCAAGCATGGCTCTCAAGCCAAAGCAGCTACAGCACTGGGTATTAATTCACGGGGTCTAGAGCGCACATTAAAACGCGCGCGGGAACAGGCTTCAAAGCGTGGATGGTCTCCAGAGCATAATATGAATTACCCAACGCCATCAACGCATGTTGCCAAGGGAATCTCAACTTATTACGATTTACAGACAGGGGAGCCTCTGCGCCAATGGGTCAAGAGTGACCTAAAGAAAGAGAGCCTTGTGGCTGACTTGCAGGGCGTGGCAGACGGTTTAAGCCAAGAGTTAAAGAAGTATAAGCCATTACCATTTAAGCCTGACAAGGGCGTTAAAGAGCGCCTAGCTACCGTAATCATCGGTGATGCTCATATAGGAATGTTGGTTAAGCGAAATTACGGTGGTGGGGATTGGGATTTATCCATTGCAGAAAAGGTGACTTTACAAGCCATAAAAACCCTCATAACTAATTGCGGCAAAGGCACTGAGTTTTTACTCCTTAACGTAGGTGATTTTTTACATTGCAATACCCCCAATATCACTGCCGCTGGAACGAGCCTAGACAGTTCGGGTCACTGGATTGACTCGGTAGAATCGGCTGTAAGAATTTATAGACAAGCCGTGGAGTGGGCTTTAGAACTTAATCAGAAAGTCACCTTAATGAACACACGCGGAAATCACGATGAAGACCTAAGCATGGTAATAAATTCCATGTTAACCGTCTTTTATGAAGATGAACCAAGAG